CCTCGTGGCACTCGTCTAACATCTCGTTGTATTGTTCTTCTAGTTCGGTGTTCATTGTCCACGCTCCAAAGTCTCTAAAATGTCCATAAGAACGTTACCGCTAAGAGTATTCTCGCAGTATTCGTGAGGACACTTGAAAACCTCGCCCTTGTTAGGCGCATAGGCGCTGATTAGTTCAACCAACTGAAGGCGCTGGTCGCTCGTAAGTGTAATGTTCATCTTGTCTCCTCTCGCTGTGGCGTTTCCACAACTCGATAAATCAAGAATAGCACACAAAGTTTATCTTGTCAAGCCCAAATAAAAAATGCTCACGCGAGAAGTTCTTAAAATCTGCAAGAAACCAATTTACGCGCTATCGCGTATGCACACGCGATTCACGCACGCCCGCACACATCTCGCGTATGCGCACGCACGCCCACGCGCGCGATAAAGGGGGGGGGAATTAACCCCACCCCCTAAACAATTTTCCAGTTATTTTTCATCTCCGCAAGCGCCTTTTCAATCTCGACAATGCGGTTAGCCCAAAATCCGTCTGATGGGTCTGGGTCGCTTGCAAGCAATCCCTGAACTCGCTCCAAGTAGAAGTCCAAACCACATACTGCTGTGATGTAAGCGCTGTAATCCATCTTCACTACGACCTGCATTTCCTGCGTGTCAATCTTTGACATTTCAACCCTTTCGTTTAGTTGATAAATCAAGAATAACACACAAAATCTACTTTGTCAAATCCATTTTAAGAGTTTTTTCTAACGCACGCGAGAGCCTCAAAAAGACAGGACGGGTCGCGTATCACACACACGCGAGAAACCTTGAAAATCTCAAGGCATCGCGTACATGCGCACACGCGCGCGATACGTACAACGACTAATCAAAGTCGTCGTAGTAAGGGTCGTAGTCAGGCTTCGACATACGCTCGTAGTGGAACTGGACAAGGTCAAAATCAGAACGACCACATGGGTCTGACTGCGTGTGACCGCACGCAGGGTAATCTTCACAGTAAGCCATCAGGCCTCCTTCAAGTAAGCGCGTTTCGCCTACGGTAATAAGTATAACACATAAAAAACATTATGTCAAATGCAAAAGATAAAAAATCCACACGCGAGAACTCCTGAAATCTCTCGGAGTCGCGGGTATCACCTACGCGATTCGCGCGCCATATACGCGACCGCGCACACGCGCACACGGGCGCACACACGCGACCCGCACACGGGCGCACACGCACGCGATAAGAGGGTTTTAAGCCCCCGACCTGTCCAAGTCACGCTCCATGCAATAATCCGCTTCGTAGCAACCGCATGAGCGTGCAGGGGCACGCTCTCCACACATGGTGCAGGGGACGAAATCTTCAGCCATAAAAACTCCATTCGCAGGGACGTTTTCCCAACAAAAACAGCATAGCACAAAGATTATCCCTTGTCAAGCCAAGAAATAAAATCTCTACACACGCGAACTCCGAAAAACTCCTTTACGCACACACGTCACTTACGCGATTCGCGTCATATACGCACGCGCCATATACGCACGCGAAAGATAAAAAATGCACACGCAGAAAATCCCAAAAACCCCAAGGGTCACGCGTATTACGTACACGATTCGCGCACGCGCTCGCACGCGACCCGCACGCACGCGCGCCCGCGTCGCGCACGCACGCGCGCCCGCGCGCACGCGACCCGCCCGATTAAAAATTGCACACGCGAGAAATTATTGAAAATCTGCATAAAAATCCCACGTGCGTTACGCGACCCTCTCCTCAAAATCGGCCTATTCCCTACAATTCAGATAGAGAATAGGGTTTATTGGGGGGGGGCAGAATTGCAAAATGGGGGGGGAATTACCCCCCCCCACCAGCACTTTCAGGCCTTAGCCTAGTATGGCCTTAGCCTTTCCCTGCATTAGTCCGCCATTCTCATAGCGTGCTTCGTGAACGTCTTTCACTACTGCGCTGGCGTGCTGGCGCTTCTGCGCTACTGAATACCCGCGCGCTGGTGCTGGCAGTGCCTCTAGTAGCGACTCTCCGAGGTAGTCACCGAGACCCTCGCTATCACCTAGCACCAACTCTGGCGCGTAGCCAGTAACCTTAATCGCCTTACCGCGTACCGAGATTAGGTCAGTCTTGGCGTTGAGTGGTGAGTCCAATAATTGAACATCGCCATTCTCCAATTCGACTGACCAGACAACGCGCATACGGTCATCATCGCTGGCGATGGTCTCAACGCTGGCGCATAGGGTCTGGGTCTCACCCGTAGCCCATAGGCGCTGGGCGATGAACTTACAAGCGCGTCCGCCAGTCTGGCGCTGGGCGTCTTGAATAGTTACGTCTCCAAATACGCCCGAGAGCATGTCTTCACGTCCGCCAAGCATGTTAATGGAGTCGAGGTATTGCAGTACTGCGAGTTGGTCAATTGTATTCATGAGTCATTCCTTTATTAGTTACCAGTAGCCTTGTTACTACCGATACAAAAACACTACACGAAACAACAACACCAAAACAACAACTACGAAACACTAAGGAAATAAAGGACTTTAAAGCCCATAGGCATGAGCGCCAGCGACAAGCGACACACACACAGCGGTGGGATTGTGGTGCACACGCGCGCCTCGCAGACAGGTTCCATATCTGAACATTTGTTCGGTGAATAATCCTTGACAATAGGCATTTATAAAGTAGTATTTAGGTTATGACAACGTGCATCAGAACATCAGACCAAAAAGAATACGAGTTCGTATACTGGACCGGTACTGACATGTGGGCTGCGAGCGACCTATTTGCTAAAGAAAGCATCAAAATGATGATGTTTAAGGTCTTGGAAAATGGGACCCTTGAAATGAAGGTAAGTGGTATGGAGGGAAATTTTACCTACCATGCGCCTAAGCACACTTACATTGTCAACAAAAACGGCCTACCGGCTATTTATCACCGCGAAGACTTCTACGAAAAATTTAACGTGCGGGTTGCCTCTAAGGACGAGTTTATGAAGGAATTTTTTGAAGGGGCAGGCGTCTCAGCAGAAGTTGCACTAGAAGCCTCAGAATCGCAAACTAAGGCCCTATGGGACGACGCTAACAACCTCTTAGACATTAGAGAAACACTTAAAGACTACTTCAATGAAGACATTGGGGTATGCGGCAAGAACTGTAATTGTAAAGAGAAAAAGTACTTGGCTAACTCAAACATTAAAACGGCGATGGTCTATCCAATTACTGCTAACTTCGATGTAAATAAGTTTAGTGTTTTTGTAGGGCCTTCTGTTCCTTTTAATGTGACCTATCGTCATACAAGCGTGGGTAAGCAGTTCATGGGGGTATCTGTGCAGAGTCAGGGCTTATTCGCAGCAAATATAACTCCGGGGGACTCCGTTGTTAAGTTGGAGAGTGGACGCCTACTTCACGCTTCAGGAACTCACACCAACTCTTAGCCTATATGTCATTAACATTAGTAATGATGATACTAGTAGCAATCGGTTCGGTTCTTTTTCTCATCAATAACTAGTATTCCTTAACCCCAATTTTGCAAAAAATTTTTTGAAAGCCCTAGGCTTTGGGAGTTTAGTAATTAGTTAGGTGTTGAGGTTTTGTGTTGATACGAGAAATAGTATCATATGAATACACAAGGCCCCCCCATATCACAAACATTATTTTAATAATATAAAAGAAGGTGCCCACGGTCTTAATCCGGGGGGGATGATAAACCGTGGGCGTTGCAGATTCCCATCTGGCCTGAGCCGCACAGAAGGTTGAGGTCGTCCTTAATCGGCGCCCTTCTATGAGGCTCACACCCTATGAGTCCAGGTGTAACTTCGCTCTTAGTGTATCAAAGACGTGTGCCTGGCGCTGAGCATCCAGCATGGACAGGTTTAACTTCTTGTAGTTGAGGAATAGTTCTTCCTCTAACTTGTCTATCTTTTCTTTAAGCGTTTTCCTGCGTATCCACATTTTCTGTCCTTTTTAGTGTCTCTAGTAAAGCGTAGTGTATAAACTGTGAGGGACGCATGTTTCTCAACCTTGCGGCCTCTTTAATCTTTATCCATTCCATCTGTTCAAATTCAAGTCTGGTGCGTGGCATCTGCTTTTTTAATTTGCGCGGATAGCGGCGATAGGCAATGTCACTCATCTTTTTTGTCGCAAAGTTCTGCAATCTCTTTTAAGATTCCTCGAATTCGCCCCAGGGTCTCATCAATCGCCCAAAAACTGACGATAGTCTCCGCGTTGTCTAGTTCCCCCGGCTCATTTTGCATCTTTAACGGCCTTAACATCTTTAGTCTTAGCCTTAACGTACATAACTAAAGCATTGGTTATGAACTCAGATGGTGTTTCTTTAAAGAATTCACAAACGGTAAGCACAGATTCGTACTCTTCCTCCGAGAACTCAATCATGTATCTTTTTTCTTCTTCTTCTGTCATAGTATCTCCGGTGATGGAACCCCCGCAAGGAAGTTTATTTTTTCATAAAGGTCAACGTATTGCTGCGCAAAATATGTATTGTTTCTACTTATCTCTCCTATAAGAAGGCCGCGCAATAAAACTATTTCTTCCATGGTAAATAATTCGTTTATTTTTCTGTCTTCTTCGCTATTCATCTTTCCCCCAACTCAGTATTGCCCTGATATACATTGCCACGTACATAATGCTGTACGCAATAAAACCATACTGATGTGTGTGTATGGCATACACAACCCATACACATTCGTTAAGGATAAGAATTCCCCATCCCCAAATCTTCTTTCCCCCGACAAAAAATAAACCGAGTGAACCAACGATTGCAAGAACCCAGGACCACATCAGTTAACCAACATGTCCCAAATAAGCATAAACAGTGCGCCTGTAACAACACCGATGGCCCAGGTCAGCCCAAAAACAATATAAAACATTTTTTACCAAGTCTTCAATAATAAATAAATAATTACAAACCACATGCACAACAAATTAGTTTGAGCACCCATTATTTCCACGCTCCAAAAATTCCTGCTAATACAAAAAGAAAAAACGCCACGGCACAAACAAATAAACCGTGTACGCCCCAATTAATTAATGTGTTCATCGTCCATCATTCCATTCTGGCTCTGCCTTGTGCGGTCCGTGCGGAGAAAGGTGAACCCAGGCGTCATCATCACCAATGTTTTCCCAATCAGTACCATCTCGAGTGTACTTAACAATCTTTAGACCGCAGTGTTTGCAGTCGGTCATTTTGGGCTTACTTTAGTAATGTTGTCCGGGTCTTCTACCAGAACAGCATCTTCCATATGCCATTCAACAATAGGCCAACCCCTACCATTAAAACCAACTACTTTACCTATGTAATGTTGCCTAACAACATCGTCCCCAATTTTAAAATTACTCATAATATCCCTCTATCGCTTTATATTCAGATAAAGACATTATAACAATAGGACAATCGTCATCAAGTATTACTTGAATATCTTTTAAAGCCTGCACGTAGCCACGATGCCAAAAACGGTACCATCTAGGCTTTTGTAAAGATAGGGTTTCAGCCCAAAGTCTTGCTTGGCTAAGCGCGTCTATTTTCATTTCTTATACCAGTCTGGTCCGTCCTGCTCGCGGCGGTAACAGATAATTGCAGCAATGTTGTAAACGGGCATGTCAATCAAAGAGTCTTCAACTGATTCGTTAGTCATTGGTGTTCCGTAGCGGACGTGGTTTTTAATGCGATGAAGTTTGTCATTCATTCTGATAAGAGCACCCACCCAACCATTTACCCCAAACTCGGTGCTAGCAAGTACATTTGCCCAACTGTCTTCAGGGCTTCCATAGTCTTTAGATTTACGGTCGTGCATTTCCTTCAATTCAATAAGAACTGATTCAAACTCGTTACTAGAGTCCAGCGTTACTTTTTTCATTGTCTTCTCTCTTTAGGTATTCCATAACTAGTTCAAAATCACGACTTTCAACGTGAGCCCTATATGCTAAAACACATTCTTTACAACGACAATTATGTCTGCTCTGATGTATCGAAAAATTCCCATGCACAACTTCTTGACGTGGATTTCTTACCATACAACGCGGATTGCACTCGCACCATTTTTTCATTTAGCCTCGAATGTCCGTAATAATAATTAAAGCCTCATAGTAAGCCTGAGCAAAACCCTTGTCATAGGCTTCATCTCTTTGCTGAGACAACCTCATGTGGTGTTCTGCCTGGGCTTTTACCTTGTAATAAGCCTCATCTAATTTTTTTCCCATTGTGTTCCTTTCCTTTATAAAGTTCCGAGACTACGGTTCGAACGTAGAATGACAGATTCAAAGTCTGTAGTGTTGCCGGTTACACCATCTCGGATTGTGTTTTTTTTGTCTTTATATGACATTGGCTCCGGGGGCACGACTTGAACGTGCGACATATCGATTAACAGTCGATTGTTCTGCCAACTGAACTACCCCGGATTGCGAATTAGCGCAAACGCTTCTTTGGCTCCGCAACCTTCTTAACAGCCTTCTTTGCTTTTGCTGGCGCAGGTGTGGGTTCTGGAATTAGTGCTGACAACTTTGTGTCAAGAGCCTCAAGTTCTGCAAGAACACTGTTAACCTCTGCCTCAACATGTGAAATATAATTCTCAGCCTTGATTGCGTACTTTCTTAGCATTGCAACTCCGCCACCAGCCGTACCGGCCCAGGCAACTGCAATGGAAATGATTGATGGTGCATTTGACATTGTTGTCTCCTATAAATTTGCTTTAGTAAGCGGGTTAAATGTATCACAACATAGTTAATTAGTCAAGGTTTAAATGGTTGATTTTTTAAAACTTTGGGGTATTATCGGGTTATGAAGTTTACAGAAGTTGTTAAAGAAGAATATGAGCATAACGTTATAGCAATGCTCCACGACGGCGCAGACCATAATTTCTGCAACCTCTGTCAAAAACCAATTATTTTGAGGAACGGGAACTGGACACACGATGGTCAGTGAAAACGAAATCGAACGCGTCCGCTCAATCCTTTCCTGTGCAGATGTCATATACGGCCTTGAAGGCCTTAATCCCCTCATGGAAGATATGCTTGACCAAATCTCCATGGACATTGAATGGCTTGTACATCGTCTTGATGTGGCTTGGGCTACCGTTGCTTCGTATCAAGAAGAACTTCGACTTATCTACGGCGATTGATTTGATTTTTTGTTTGTGGTAATGTAGAAAGAAGATATGCAAACAGAGACCAAGAAAAAATACGTTGCCATTGCTCATATTAACGAGCCTGAACTAACTTACGAAAACGTTGAAGTGCCTAATATTGTGCCACTTTACGTCAATTTTGATGCCAATGAGCATGCCGGTTCTGCCGTTTTAAAGGTAAAGGGTGAGCGCATTTATGCGGTCATGGAAATGAACGTTGATTACCCAGAATTTAGCCGAACTCCGGCTATTGTTCTTAGGGTCGAGGGTGCTGAAAAGGTTATAGATAAAGGCATTTGCTACCTTCGTGGTGGTTTTGTTGCCTGTGCCTCTATTGTAAAAAACGAGATTTGGCAAGAGGTTTACGGTTCAGATAGCGAGATGGTGCATGAGTTGGATTGACATACTTTTAATTGCTTACTTTTTACCAGCGATAGGTCTTTTTGTTCGATACGTTCAAATTACTATTCGTGCTCGTAAAAAATGGCAAGGCGAAGAAATCGAATTAGTGGTTTCTGATTTTATTAGCCGCATGGTTGGTGACGCCCTTCTTTGGCCTTGGTATGTTATTTGGTACGGAATTAAACAATTTGCAGAGGAACTTAAATAATGGAAACACCTAAAATAGGACTTGAGGCCTTTAAAAACCTTCAAAGAAATTCAGCCATTATTGCCGAATGTGCAAAATGCGGGATTCGTTGTGAGGATGACCAGATTAGCGCTTCGGTTGAATACAACTATGAAAACGGTTCTTTTGTTGGGTTGCGCCGAATTGTGCGTGCAACCATAAACACCGAGTACAACTCAGAAAACGAAACCCTACACCGCATTTGCAACGTTTGTGGATACACCTGGACCGTTCCAGCATTGGACATAAGCGTTGACGCCATACAAAACATCTCTAGGGAAATTACCGAGGATGAGTAAATCCCGTCAAAAAGGCACAAGTTTTGAAACAGCCATTGTTACCTTTTTAAAGGAGAATGGTTTTGAAAAAGCCGAGCGTTGGGGAACCAGCGAAATGAACCTTGGAGATATTCGTAACGTACCAATGGTTCTTGAGGCTAAAAATCACAAGGCAATGGCTCTTTCTGAATGGACTGACCAGGCCGCAATTTCGGGCAAAAAGGCAAGCAAACTATGGGCGGTAGTTCATAAGCGCGCTCGCAAGGGAACTAATCAAGCCTACGTTACTATGTCACTTGAGCAATTTGTTGTTCTATTAAAACATTACGAGAAATCCTTATCAAATACTTGACAATATAAAATTGTTGTGTCAGAATAGTTGTTGAGTGGGCGTCCTTTGTAGGGCGTCCTTTAACTTTTATTGGAGGAATTTGTGGCGAAAAGTTTGAACCGACGTTCTCAGCAACGACTGAAGCGGATGGTGGAAAGCCTTGAAAACATTAACAAGTTTGCCAATAAATTGAAAATTGAAGACCTTGAAGAATTGGTTCGTCGTGACGCTATTCCTGTTGATTCCCTTGCCTCTGGCAGTTCTGGAATTGCAATAGCCAGAAGCGGTGGAAAACCAAGTTCTTCGTCAGTGGAACGTGCGGTTATTGCCAAAATGGAAGGTCGCAAACCGTATGACCCAGTTCGTGAAGAAGTAAAGGCTATTGAACGCAAGATTATTCAATCTGAAGAAAACATGCGTCAAATTCTTGAAAGCATTAACTTTCTTAAAGAAGGCGTTGAAAAAAAGCGCAATCGCGTAACCTCAGAACCTTGTGAAATTTGCATGGTTTTGCCAGCAGTAAAAACCGCAATGTGTGGTGTTTGCTACGAGGAATGGGTTTCCGTTGGAGCGCCAGACCGCTTCAGATGGAAAGCATTTAAGCGAGAACTTACTTCTTCTGATGGGCGTCCACTAGTAACAGAACAACCACCCGCCCGCCGTCAAATCTTAAATCCTTGACATTTAAAGAAACCGTGTTATCCTATGGATAAGAATCGCCACAGTTGCATGCCCAATACGGAATGTAATTGTATACCCAGTGATGAAGAACTTTACCACTTGGGTTTTGAACCCTGGCAAGTATCTATTGTTAGAAAACTACCGGTTGACCTTCAATGGGAAGCCCACGATGAATTCATCCGCAGACTTATGTCTGACGACGATGTAGACAACTTAAAGTTTTAAGGAACCGTGATGCAACCTGAAGACAATTTTGACAGAAGTTTAGAAGAAATTTTTGAAACCCTTGGCAACCTAGTTGGCGAAGGTGAGATTGAAGCACGCCGAATCCTAGGTGATGAGCAGTATGAAAAAACTGTTTCACTCATGGAAAAGAACAACGCCATCCTTCTTAAAAAGGAAGAAACCCAGGTTAAGTACCTAGAAGTATTAATTTCACTTCAGGCTTGCCTGGCTTTTTCAATTCTATTTGCCTGCACTATGGGCCTGGCCTGGTCGCTCTTTTACTGGTTTAGTTAATGTCTAATTTTGGTAAGTTTATTTCAAATTCCGTGGTACCACCACAGGTTGACGTATTCAAACTACTTAACTACGAACCACACGACCGACAAAAAGTCTTTCACGCAGCATCCGCAGAACGCATTGATGCGATTCTTTACGGTGGTGCTGCTGGTGGTGGCAAAACAGCGGCGTTCTTAATGGACGCGCTTTACAATGCCGCAAACTATCCTGGTATGCGTATCGGTTGTTTCCGTCGCTCATACCCTGAGTTAGAAGAATCATTCCTATCTCAGTTGGCAAAATGGAACTATGCCCGTGACCTCGGTGCAAAGTGGAATAACACCAACAAAATGTTGAAGTTTCCTAACGGCTCCATTATTAACTTTACATACTGTCTCTTATACACATCTCCGAGCCCACGAGA